TGATGCTTAGGAAGACTGGCATCACGGATGCGCGGCGTGCGTACTGCCTGGCCGCATCAGGGCTGGAAGAGAACCAAGACCCAACGGCGTTCATGTCAGGCTTGCCGCCATAAATGCGCGAGGCGGCGAGCCGATCAAAGACGGTGAACGCACGATCTGTCCCGTGATACACCGCGAGCGGCTTCCCGTCCGCGTCCACCACCTTCGAGTCGCGGAACCAACTCTTGAACGCGGCGGATTCGGTGACGGTCGTGATTCGGCGCGGGAGCGAGTACGTCGCGGGATCATCGAGCGCCTTGGGTTCGCCAGCTTTGATCTCAACTCCCAACACCTTGCGGCTATGAGCTTTGAGCTGATCGGGAACCGAAATGTTTCGTCCGCCGTCTGTAAGGACAGACAGAATCTTTATTGCGTCACTAAGCTCGAACCCGCCTGCTTGCCTAGACACCCAAACCGTAGACCCTAGAGGGCTGCCAGGTTCGGATCTCTGAACAAACGAATGGCCAGATGCTTCAAGGCGGTCCAGCATCCATCGAACCCCTTTGGCGTTCGACAATTTGATGGAGACGTTTCCGTTTTGAAGCCTAATTGCCATGCCAGCAGGGCGATTTTTTGTGCCTTCTCCAAAGACAACGACGCCACCCGCTGCGTCCATTAGCTTTTCTGCCTGCTCCAGAGACACCCGGAGGGGTGCCTCAGAAAGAAGGTCCACAACGCTCTTCCCTCCACGCAACATAACCCCAGATCGCACACGGCCCTCGGAGTCTTTGAACATGGCGAGAGTGCCGGACTTTTCAAATTGAGCCCAAGCTCTCAGAAGGTTGCCAGTCAGAACAGACACCTCCTCTCTGCCGGAAGAGCGTTCAAGGTCGATCCGCCCTTTTACGACGGGGCCTGTCGAGGTGTTCAGCTCCACAGTCTTGTGCTTGATAGCTGCAAAGCTGACCTTCAAAGGTGCCGAACTCTTGTTCGTGTATACCTCGAAGTAGTAGTCAGAAGGAGATAGCGCGCTCACCGTGCGGCCATGTCTTCCAACCTTTGTGATCACGCCATATAGGGTGTTCTTGCCGCCATCGTCGGTGATACCGACATCAGATGTCTCTGAATCTGAATCTACCTTGATGGACAACTGAACCGGGCGTCCTGCGACTACCTTCCTAGAGAGTTCACGCAAGAAGACCGCTGCCTCGCTGAGCCGCACGCTATCTCTCTTTGCTGCGTTCTCCAATACGTTCAGTTCGTTGAGCCTTGATCGCAGCCCTCGCAACTCAGACTCCAGCTCTTTTTGCTCTTCAGACTTCTTGTTCTTTTTCTTCTTGCCGTCGATTGACCGCTGAAGGTCCATCGTCTCGATCTTCTGAACAAGAGACTCGATCTTCTTTTCCAGAGTAGCCAACAGCTCAGAAGCCGACCCCGCAGAGTCTTCCATTTCCTCCAAGCGGCGCGGAAGCTCTTCCTCGGCTTCACGAAGCAATTCTACGCTGTCGCTCTTCTCCACCTTCTCCATGATGTCTTCGTAAGACTCCGGGGGGTTGAGCTTGAGGACATCTAGGCGCTCTTCGAACACCGCGCCCTGGAAAGGAGAAGGGCCGTCAGCTTCTTGCGCCAGAAGAACCTGAAGGCGCTTGGCATCCAACTCAAGCAGGGGAGCCTCTAGGTCGTTGGCACCAATCGCGTTCAATTGCTCAATCTTCTCTTCGTAAAGAGAAATGAGGCGATCATAAAGCTCCTGCTGCTTTTGAAGGGGCAGAACGTATGACTTGCCAGTCAGCTTTCTAGCAAGGTCTGTTGCAGGAACAGGCATACCAAGCGAATTCACAATTTTGCCTTCGCTGTCTTGGAAGAACCCCATCGAAACCGTGTCTACAAGGTCCATCTCTTGAAGGACTTGCATGGCAGCCGCATCTCCATACTTGTTCATGTAGGAGGGTGCGCCTTCGATGTTCGCAGCTCCTTTTGCAGATGCGGTTACGTTGGCATTCAACGCCTGCAACTTGGCCGACACCATCGCCCTTGGACGCATTTCCCCGGGGGTGTCTGCATACATGAGCCGGAAGATAGGGAGCCCGTAGTCTTCCGACTCGAATTGCGTTCCGACCACAGACCAAGGCGTTTCCTTTTCTTGCCTCTCCGTGACTTGCCCGGTTCTGTGGATGCGACCCAGGGCCTGCATGAAGACGTTGATGTCTTGGGCCGCTTGGGCAATGAACATCACGCGACGGCGCTGGTCGAGGAACTTGGCTCCAGCATGGAAAGAGTATCCCGTTGCCGCAGCCACGTTGAAGATCAGAGCGTCCAATGATCCGTCGTTGAAGCGAGCGATTCTCTCCTGCTTTGCGGCGTTGCCTGTCTTTTGACGCTCGATTCTATATTGGCCGTCGCCTGTAGTGCGTACCCGGACATCTCTTCCCGAAAGCTCTCCAACCGACATCCCGGCTTCCTCCATGCGCTCGCGCATTACGTCGATGGGGGAAAGCGTCATTTCTGCAAAGTCCATCCCCTCAACGAGCTGCATGGACTTGTTCCACGCTTCCAGAGCATGATGCATGCCGATCAGGGCAAAGTCTTGGTCGCGGATGTACCGCTCGTCTACCTTCTTCCCATCTCCATCTTTGATAGGGAGCGTTCGGAGCCTATGGAGCGCCGACTTCATCACGTTCTTGAAGCTCGGATCTTCGATGGTGTCTCCGACGCTCAAGTCGTTCGCATCCATCAGGGTTCTGAGAGCCGCGCCCAAAGTCGAGTTGACGAAGATGGTAGGCTTTCTTCCTGCCTTCCACTCGGCAATTGCGGCATCAGCAACCTCCGGCGCTTTGAGCGAAAGGTAAGCCGAGGCTACAAGGTTATGCATAACGCTTGTGAACCCAACCGTATCAGAAGCGCCAGCATCTCCAACAGCCGTATCGCCTGCTACTTCAAGACCCTCGCGTTGAAGCAGCTCGACAAACGCTGACCTTGCGCCGCTCATCTCGCGCATATCGAGACTAAAAATATCTCGCAGCGTTTCCGACACATACTCAACGGTCTGCTTGTCTACCTCGACAATCTGCTCGGAAAACTCAACGCCCTCGAAACTCCTTTCTCGGCGCACCATTTGCCCGGCCTTTGAGAAGAGAGTCGAAATGAACTGCTGCATCGGAACGCCACCTGTCGCAATGGCTCCCGATGTGATCTTCATCATTTCATCGTCTTGAGGTATGGCAAGGGACAAGTCGGTCTTGTGGTATAGAGAAAGCACCCAAGGGTTCTTGGCAAACGTGGCAGAAGAGTACCCAACGCCAATAGCCTTAGCCGTGACGCGCCGAATCCAGACGGCGCGGGGCATCTTCTCTCCCTCTTCGATCTTTTTCTCGTCAGCAGGCGTGAGTTGTTGCCCGCCAGCCTCGTGAGACTCGTCCAGAATCCATACCGTGGTTGGAGCGATATTCTCCAAGATGGTGTGCCTGTCCCGCGCCTTTCCACCGACAAATTGCGACTGAGCGTAGGTGCTGAAAACAGCGTTGAATGGCCCGGGCAATTGCCCGTTATCGCGGGCATGGTCAGCAATTTCCTTTAGCTTTTTCGCAGACACGGGACGAAGAACCCGGTCTCCATCTTTTTCGCCTTTGTCTTTCTGCGACGGTCGTGCTGGAAGTTTGATCGGTCCGCCTTGAAGGGTGGTGTTCGTGATGAATGGATTGACGGACTCTTCTCCAATGTCGTGCAGATCGCGGAACATCGCGGCATAGAGCCCGGGCGATTGCGTAAGGAAAACAGGCGTGTGGCCCTGGCGGATAGTCCAGCGGATAAGAGCTGCAACAACGCGGCCTTTTCCGACCCCGGTTTGATCCCCCAGGATGAATCCAGAGTTCTTGGAGAAGCTGTTTAGGGCCATTGCAAGCGCGTCGATTTGCTCTTGGCCCAAGTATTGGTGCAACTCCTCGGTGGTCCACCCCATTTCTTCTGCGACCCACTCGTCAATGTCTCCATGCTCTTCTCTCAAGGAGCGGAGCGCACGCAACATCGAGGTCATCAAGTTCTTGGGCATCAGCGTATCCATGCTGTTGCCTTGAGACATCCCTTCGTAGGGAACCTGTAGGTCTGTCTCTAGAGCTTGGTTATTCGGGTTTGTCTCAACTCTATCCCGCTGTTTCGCTGAGCCCCAAACGTAGACGCCATTCTGAACGTCACGCATGAAGAGCATGACCGTCCCCTTCACCTTCTCCATGCGCTCTTTTGTGAACTTCAGCTCATCGCGGAAGTAACCAACAAGCGTTGTGACGATGCCCTTTGCGTCGTTGGGATCTACGCCACGCTTTTCGAGCGAGGAAACAAAGGTCTTGGCGATCTTTCTGTATCTCTCATCGCGCCTCGGCAGCGAGAAGACCGCGCGCCCGGACTGGAGCTTGCGGGGCTCTTTGGCGATCAGGCTCGAACCCTTGATCTCGACTTCGCCGAACCAGCTCGCCACTTCGTCCCGGTATGTGTGCGCCTTGCGGAACTCTTGCCAGCCATCTTTTGTGGCTTGGGCACCTTTGCCTGATTTCGCGGAGCCGCCGTCATAGACTTGGAATACGGCCACACCATCCGGTTTGATGGCATCTGCTGCCTGGGCAATGACGAGCTGACGAACATCGGCTTCACGAATGACGTTCAGTACGTTGAAGACCGTTGCTGTGTCGGCCTTCCCGTTGGCGATACCGCGAATGATGACGCGGTTATGAACGTGGCTGCGGTTGTAAGGATCGTAGACCTTGTTGATCACGCCGCGCTCACGCAGCCAATCCGTGAAGTCGTCGTACTTTCCCCCACCAATGTCGGCGTTGATCGTCCCTGGCTGCCAGTCGATCATCCGTCTCCCGGCAGGAACTTGTTTTCTAGAGGTGCGTTCCGATGTGTATGACTGCGCCCCTTCAAGAATGTCCGCCCTCCACATCTCTCCCGGATCGACGTTGCGCCGGGGGAGAGAGAAAAGGTCGGCAATGCTGTCTAGATCCTCGTCGCGCCCGGAGCCCTCTTCCTTTTCAGGAGACTCGGGCTCTTGCGCCATTTTCTCCGGGCTAAGCTGCTCCTTGGCTTGCTCAATAGCCTCTTCGGATTCACCCGGCTCAACAGCGGAGGGCGCAGCGTCTTCGCCATACGCCTCTTCAATCGTCTCGTCTAGTAGCCTTGCAAGGTCGTCATTAGTTGCGCCAACCAACCCTCCAGGGGGATTGGCCGCATCTTCCGCAGCTTGTGAACTTTCGCCGGAAACTCCTGATCGTCCGTCAGGCACTCCTGTCCCGTCAGGTTGTTGTAAACGAGCGCGTGAGCCAGATCCGCCGCTCTCAGGCTGTCCAGATCCCATTCCGGTACGCCCAGAACCCCCATCGCCTCCAGGGGCCTGACTTGCTCCTGTGCCACCTCCAGCTTCTCCTTCTTCACTAACTCCAGCACCCGTAGTAGGAGCCGACTCTGGTACTCCCGCATCGACAGCAGTTCCCCCTCTTTCGCCTGCACGTTGGCTAGAAGCGGATTCGCCCCTTCCGGGCACCAGTAGCTTTTCGATTTCTTTCCAGTCATACAGAACCTCCGGGGCTTCCTCCCTAGGGCGCTCTAGCTTTGATGCGCCGCGACCTTCGATGACGATGATGTCCACGGGCCATGCGGCCCCCTGTTGCTTGTACAGCTCGCCGTCAATCGTAACGTGCTGAACTACGTTCCAATTGTCGTATAGAGCGTTGAAGAACCTTCCGGTCGCTCCGACGCGGTATGCCTTCTCTCTCTCCTGCTGCCTCCGCTCTTTGCCGGAAGCCAAGCTCTTTTGGCTGCCAATGATGAAGACGGCTCTACCGCCGTCTTTCAGAGTCTCAAGAGACTTCGCCACAATCGCGTGGTCGATTGTGGTCGTCTTGAGAGTCTTAGAGCCAATACGGACGCTCCACGACTTCGGCTTTCCACGAGACTCTCCCGCCACTTTGCCAAAGGGCGGGTTGGCCAAAACAACCGTAGGCGTGACGTTGGGCGTGTGCTCCGTTGCGTCTTGGACGCTAACCCTGGGACGACCTCCCTCAGTAGGTCCAAATCGCTCTTCCAGATATGCCTCAAGGCGAGCTGCACGATCTGCGTCGATCTCGTTGAGCTGGGCGGACTCAAGGGCGCTACCAGGAACGCCCACCAGAAGCATCCCGTGGCCTGCCGTAGGCTCGTACACAACATCCTCTGCCTCAACTCCAGCGAGTTGCGACGCAAGGTAGGCAAGAGGAATCGGAGTGCTGTATTGTTGGCGCAGCACCGTCTCAGACGTTCGGATCTTGGGCCTACGCTGATTCTTGTAGAGAGCGACCAAACGCCGGAAGATTTGCTGAGGAGTTCCCCCCTTGCCGATTTCTTCGCGGGCGCGGCTAACAATCTCAATCTCTTCGGCTTCTTGCTCCTCGCGCGATCTCGACTTCTTTTGAGGCTGACCGGGCAGCTCGATAGCTTCGCCAGCTAAGGGGCCTGCTTCCCACCGAACCTTTTCGGGCTCCGGCTTCCCGGCTCTAGACTGTCTTGCTGGACGCAAGGAAGTCGGGCGCAAGTGATAGCCGTCCTTGCGAGGCTCTTGTAGGGCCTTGTAAGTGCTTCCTGCCTCTTGGATCTCAGAGTACGTCACAAGAGTTAGGCCGTTTCTCTTGGCCCACTCAATCGACTGAGCTGCGGCAAGGCTAGAGGCGTTCTTGCGGGAGCCAGAGCTGATGACTCTTTGAAGCTCGACAATCTTGCCTTGCTTTTCTTTAGCCCAACGCCCTGTAGGGGTGCCCAAGGTGGCAACGGCAAGCAACTCATCCCCAGCCATTACAGCCAGAGCGTGTTGATATCTAGGGTTCAGCTTTTCGCGAGTCTTGTGGTGCTTGTCGTGCCACTTGTTGATCAGCTCTCCGTGCTCGTCTTTGTCCAGCTCTACCGCATAAAGCTCTCCAGACTCACGAACAGCTTTATCGGCACGTTCAAGCGCAACCTCTTCAAGGCTAGAGCCCCCTGCACTTACAGGACCAGCCAGCTCGGCTAGAATCTCGGGGAAGTTCGTTCCCGCGATTCCGAGTAGCTCAGCCTCTTCTACAGCGTTGCGCTCCAGCTCTTCGGGGTCATCAAAGGGAGGGTCTCCCGCATACTCTCCAAGGTAGTCGCGGATAAGGAACGTAAGAGCTGGGGCATCTACACCCACATTCTCATATTGAGCCCATTCTTTTCGAACGCGCTCGCGTGCCTGCGCCGCTAGCTTTTTGGCGCGCTTAGGCTGTCGCTCTGAAAGTGGCGCACTTGCAGGGGCATCAGCCTCCTGCTCAGGGGGGGCCTCTTGCGGTTGCTCATCCGTCCCGGGCACCGGGTCCGTCTGGCCATCGGCTTCCTCGCTTTCTTCCCCTTCTTGTTGCTCAGTAGTCTCCGGGCTGCCCTGGGGCTCTTCCAACTGAGTTGTTGACCTAGGAGCGCCTGGACCCAACCGCATGGTCGGGGGAGCAACACCAACTGTCGTTTGAAAGGCATCACCCAACAAAAGGGCGGCTTCTGCGCTTTGCACAGTAGTCATTCCCTCTACGCCAAGTAGCCGATCAAGGGCCTCCAGACGCTTCTGTTGAGTCGTTCTGAGGCCCAATCCGAGCGTCCCGGACACCTCTTTCATCCAGTCAACAAGACGCTGCACAAAGCTGCGCTTGTTCTGAACGAGCTTAGCCAAAGCCTCGCGACCATTTTTTGTGCTGGCGAGATATAGAAGCCCAGCGTGCATCTGGGCATACCCGCCCAGCCCTTCAGTCAGCTCAGCTTCTTCGGCAAGCTCTCGGCCAAAAACCTCTTTGTAAAGCGCCTTATACTCTTCGAGATACTCCTCAAAGCTGTCCTTGTCTATGTCTCGAACAGCTTGAGCTAGCTCGTCGTGTAGTGCTTGGTCTTTTTCTCGAAGGTCGTGGAACAGCTCCTCAAGTACGACTTGCGCCGGAGATTCCGCAGCGTTGGCGTCCATTGCGATAACGCCTTCGCGCAATAGCGCCGCATTGAACGGAAGCGGAGACCCGTCTTCGCTAGACACCCAAACGATATCCGCGCCACGAGCCTTTGCGACGGCCTCTGCTTCTTTCGCAGCCTCTTTGTCGGGCGCTTCCACTACGTTGAAGGCAACGCCCTCGCGACTGGACAAATCCGCTACGCCAGCCTCGATCTCTTCTTTCTTGAGCGGACCACTAAGGGTCTTGGCTTCGCCTGCACGGTCTGCAAAACGATTTTCGTAGTCAGCCGCAGGCACATCTGTAGCCAACTGCACACCAGTTCCGGCAGCAGTAGGAACAGAGAACGCGATGAGTTCTGCGGCCATCTGGTCGAGGCCCGGGAAAGTGTTCTCGATGACCCCTCCCTCCTCTACCCCCGTCGCTCCACGAAGAGCGCCGCCAAAACGCTCTTCAAGGAACTCCCCGATGGGACCGTGCCACCCTGTTTTGCTTGAGACAGTAGACAGAAGGGACCGAATGCCTCCTGGGTGTTTTTTGGTCCAATTCTCCGCAACGGCCCCCATCATCGCCTGGACCTTCGCCCATCCGGGGATCTTGCTGGCACCAGCAAGGAGAGCCTCTCCGCTACGCTCAGAGTAGACCTCGATCAGCTCGTCCAGAACCGCTTGAGGGAGCGCATCCATGAACTCCCCGGTGGTGCTGTGGAACGTGATAGCTAGCCTGCCTGCGTCCTCTTCGGAAAGCGACATCTGCGGCATAGCTCGACGCCAAGCGTTGCCTCGAATGCGCGAGCCACCAGCGGCCTCTTGAAGGCCAGCCATTACCCCAAGCTGCGCCGCACTACCAGCGACACTACGGGTTACGCCAATCGCGCCCTCTTTGATCGCGCCGGAAGCAGACCGCTTCGCCAGTTGCCCAGAGAACGCCTTCAAGGTGCCTCTCTGGGCAGTTTTCTCAATGGCCTCTCTCAGCCCCTTACCAGCAAGGCTTGCGGCCCCTTTGGTCCCCAGCTTCAAAAGCCCGCCTGAAAGCCAAAACTCGATGGCAAACCCGGGCAGGTTCAGGAGGATGTCCCCGACCATGCGGCCAATTCCGCTAGGTTTCTGGGATTCAGACAGAAAGGCTAGGAGTAGGTCTTCGTCCTCTCGCGTCTGCGTTCCGCGCTCTAGCCGATCCGCAGCCGACCACAAAGTTGCGTACTTGTCCGCCGTGTACGCAGAGCCAAAGAACGGAATAGCCTCTTTCCATGAGCCACTTTCCCACGCCTCAGAGAAAACCGAAGTAAAGCCTTCTCCAAATCCTTCTGGAGTCTCCCGAAGCGAACGCTTTGCTAGGTCAAACGCAGAAGTCTCTTCTCCTTCGGGCTGCAAGAGCCCGCCTTCCATCGGAAGCGAAGGCTCAGGAGTCGTCTCCAATGAAGACCCTGATGATTGCTGAAAGGCTTGCTTTGCCAGCTCGAATGCAGACTGTTGTTGCATGTTTGCTAGTTATCCGACTCTTGTTCCGTGCTGCGCCTCTTGCCTCTCACGAAGCGATCATTTGGATTCTTCTTCTTCTTCTTCTTTTTCTTCTTCTCTTGCTCGCTGGGCGGTTTGATGTCCGCCCTTTCCCCTTTAGGTTCCGACCAAATGCTCTTAGGAAGGGGCATCGGCCCATCCGGCGAAACTAGATCACCTGCTTTTTTCTTAGGAACCAAGTTGCCGGATAGATCACGGATCATCCCGGGGTCTTCTTCTGCTAGCTGTGAGCCGTGATACCCCATAGTCACTTGGCGGAGATAGTTCTTTGGCAAAGCTTTCGCTTCTGCTTGGGCGTCTTTTCCAGAGGCTACACGAGCAACAGCATTTGCTAGCGCCTGCTGCTCTTCAGCGTTTCCCGTCAAACTGTCCGCAATGATGTTGTATTTTTCGATCTCATTGTTTTTGAGGTGGTTTGCAAGTCCCAATAGCTTGTCTACAAACCGAGCCTCTTCTCTCTGCGTGCGTTCCTCTTTGAAAATCGGAGACGGATTACTCCCTACAACATTGTCTGATGTCCCTTGCTTGCGTTTCTGAGTAGGCGCTTTGCGAGCAGAATCTTGTGAAGTCTGCGCCTGTCCAGGCATGGGCCCTGCTTCCATTTGATCAAGGCCACGCGGCGCACTAGAAGGTTGACCACCACGGTTCACCGTAAGTCTTCCTTGGCTCTCATAGGTGGTGGGTTGGGCCTGCTGTATGCCCTGCGCCTGCCTCATTGCCCACGATAGCGCGGCATCGGAACCTTGCGGGCCAAGCCCCGAAAGGGCTCTGGCGGTCTTGCCATCTAGGTCTCCGCTAACCCAGCTCTTGATGATCCACTCTTGGAACTCGACCGCAGAATCATCCCCACCGAGAACGTCCCCATTTCCTCTACGCACTTCTTGCAGCTTTGCGTATAGAGCAGATCCGGTCTCCTGCGCGTCTTGCTGTTGCCAGATCATCTCAAGCACAGCGTTAGAAGCCTGAGAGACCGCTTGGTGCGCCTGTAGGCCGTTGATCTCTCCTCGCTCGTAGAGCTGGATAGCCATGTCGGCCTGTTGGAGAACGGACTCAGTTCTAGGGTCCGCCCCCATTCCTTCGAGAGAAGCGTAAGGCCCTTGCTGGCTACGCATCATCTCTATTCGACCACGAAGGTTTGCCATGTTGGCTTCAAGGTCAGCAGCGAAAATCTCATTCCGCTTGTCCTCGATGGCCGCATCGCGCTCTTCATTACTAAGTCGAGAAAGAATCCCTAGCTGCTCTCGACTGAATCCCATTGACGCTCGACGTACACCGGGGATGTCTGTCTCACCCGTGTCGAACTCCTGAATGGGAGGGGGGGGTCCGTAAACCCCTGGCTGTTGCTCGGCGGGGTCTTGGCCAAGAGAGCGAGCGACAAGCATGTCCCACTCGGTCTGCGCCTGCCGCTGACTCTCTTCTAGATCAACCGCTTGCTTGAGCATCCCAAGCTGCATGCGTTGCCGCTCAGACTGAAGGCGGCTGGCCTCCAGATCCGCGCCCATCTTCATTCCACTTGCAGCCCCTTGAAGCATCCCGGCAGCAGCTTGAAGTCCGCCAGCAATGCCGCTCCCATGCTCGACAATTCCAGCCATTAGAAGACCCCTTCGGAGGCACCGGAGAACTTGCTCGACCCACCACCATTGCTGCTTCCGTACATCATCAGAAGTTGGGCAAGGCTGCCACCAGCTTGACCAAGAGCTGCTCCAATTGGGGCGGCTTGGTGAATGATGCTTGTCGCGAGGTTGGCTTTAGCTGCTGCCGCAGCTCCATACAGGTTTTGTCGAGCTAGATGCACCGACGACAGGGCCATCCCCCTGTCCCTATACAAGCCGGAGTGAATTTGGGCGAGCGCCTCGTCTACAGCGGAAAGGCTCAGGTCCGTGTCGGCCTGAATGGCCCTGCGGGCTCCCATAGCCCCTGTGGAGGCGTACAGGCCACGGTTGGCTGCCTCGGCGTCCGAAGCGCCTAGTCGTTGCTTCTCGCGTCGCAATAGGCGTCTCCGAGCACCCTGACCAAGGATTCCGACGCTTTTGGTGGCGTCAGCGAAACCCTGCTTGGCTGCTTGAAGCGCCTTGGCGTTTGCGCCCTCGGCCTGGGAAACGCCTTGGTCGATGAAGCCCATTCCCTGCTTGATCGCCGCCTGGTTAGCGGCATCAGCCTTCTTCTGGGCCTTTTCCTGCATGATGCCTCCGAGAACGGAAGATCCTGCAATCGCTAGTGCTGCTCCCCACATATCACTTCACCTCTTTCATGTGGCGTTACCAAGGAATCCGGCTTTCTCCATGGCAAGGAGAAGCTCACTCAACCTGCCCGAGAGGGCTCGATGCTCCTCTAAGAGAGCGTTATGCGCTGAAACAAGCGTTCGATGCTCGGATACCAGCTCGTTGTGGGAGGCCGTCAGGGTCGCCACAGAGCTGCCATTTCCGTCTGCCACGATGCTGCTCATCGCTTCTACTGTAACCGAATGCGGAGCGATTCGAGTCGCTGGCCGTACCTCGATGCGCCCGGATCGGCTCATTCGCAGCGTCTTGCCCAGGTATTGCTCTGGGTTCTGAGAAGAGTCGGCACTTCTCCTCATGCGGGGATCGGATACCCCAAGAGAAGTGGAAAGCCTGCCTGTTCCCTGCTGAACGGTTTTCCGGGCCATTAGCGCACCCTTCTGCGCCCAGCTCGCCGCCCAATCATGGTTGCCTCTTCAAGAGCCCAACGCTCATCCTGGGCTCCATTGGAGAGCTTGATCCACAGGTGATTGCCCGTGGCTCGCGCTGCAAGCCAACCGACATACCCAGAGGAGATTTCTCCCGAATACACGGGCGATCCGGCTGCACCAAAGTCTGCGACATCTGTTGCAAAGACCTCTACAAGGCACCCTTCGTACCGTGACGCGAGCACCATTTCGAGCTTGCTGAGAGAGACCCGCCCCTGTCCTTTGAGGTTGTAGGGGCCGAGTACGACCTCAGAGACGATCCTTTGGCCTCCGTCGTTCGCATCCTCTGGGTTGGAATAGCGCACATACCCATCTTCACAGCCAATGATGACGACTCTATCGTCAGCGGAGTCGGCGTCGAGCGTGCTGATGCAAGTCGGCTGGAGGGACGCATCAGAGAAGCGATCCGGCCACCACGACTCATTCAGGCCGTCCCAGAAGAAGTGCTCGACAATCCGGCCCCCGACATCCTTGGGGACCACAACAACAACGAGTCCCTCCTGGCGGAAGTCCCATGCCATCTCTACGTCGTAGTAGGCCAAGTTGATCTCTTGGAGACGCTTCTCAACCCAACCTAGAGAAATTCGATCAAAGGAGCCATCGCCCCGGAACCGCCAGATTCCTCCGTTGGTCCCTTTTGCGTAGGCCGTGCCGCCGGGGCCTTGCGCCCAGCATCGACCGAATGCCAACCCTTCTCCTTCCATCAGAAGGTCGAGCTGGCCCTGCCCTCCAGGGTCTCCCGTCAGCCTATGAACGGCGCTGTCTTGCCCCACCAACAGTAGGTCATCCCGAAGGGGAATGAGGCAGTTCACCAGCCCATGTGCCTTGAAGTGAAGCGTTCCTGAGCTGTCGCCGGACCACGCGGATAGGGGAGTCAGGACAGGGGGGCTTCGATCCCACCCAAGAGGGTTCCCGCGCTCACTCATGTAGAGGTTGTGGGGATCGTCTGGGGTTCTGGCTAGTACGATGCGGCCATTCCACACACAGCCCAGCTTGGCCCCAAACGGTATCTCGCCAGCTCCATCTGCCTTCCACTCTTCTGCCTTGCCTGTCTTGGGGTCGAAGACAACGTACTTCATCCCGTCAAAGCCATAGACCTTCTGGCGATAGGTCAGGAGCCCGGTGAAGGGAGAGCCGTCAGACAAAAGACCGATAGAGGATGTGTACGCGCTGGGTTTCGCGCCTTTCCGAACAGAGAACAGCTTCCCCCCAGAAGCACCGACGAGGAACGTCTTCCTCGGAGACAGGTCTTTCCCGATGATCTGCTTTCTGTGTACCTGACGGACCTTCTCAAGGGTGTAGTTGTCGGGGTTTTCAATAAGCTCCCCCAACTGGTCTACGTTCTCCCTCCTGGCCGAGTAGACATACTCAGGAATGCCCTCTAGCGGAGAACCGTTGGGATATAGAGGGAGGTTGGGGTCTAGAGCACACGCAAGACTCTCTGCGCCGCCCGAGTTGCCGGAATCTACCAACCGCTCCCACACCAAACGTCCATCCTCTGCTGAGCGCATTTCTAGCCGAGAGGTCGAGTCTCCTCCGAACTCGATGTTCCAAGTCGGGAACAGAATAAGCGTGTCGGGTGGAAGCTCTGTGTATGGGTAAGCTGTAGTCGATCCTGATACGAGCTTGGCGAGCCCATTGAATCCTCGGTGCTTCCAACGGAAGTAATCAGAGCCCGATTCTGTTTCATATGCGCCTGAAACATATTTATCCGGGCCATCAAGAAGAGCCTCTCGATAATAAGCCTCGTCACTCCCGCCATTCTCCTTCAAATTGATCGCAGCCGCTAGATTTTGCAGGGACTTCGAGGCTGTAGGTCCAAGTGCAACCCTTACGATTCCAGAGCCAGCGAGTGGCTGCGTAAGTGGCGCAGTTGAAAAAACATATTCACGCTTCACAACGCTATACGCCCCAGTCCTAAAGACCTGGGAAACAAGCACGTTGGTTGGAAACTGTTGACGAACTTCGTATGGGGCAATTCGCCTCGGCCAATATAAGTTGTTTGCATCATCTACGGAGGCACCATAGACAGGCTTACTAGTAGGTTCGCGAACGTCTTCAATCTCCCATGTGCCCTCACCAGACGTTACGACCTGACTACCTAAGTCTTTGATGCGCTTTGCGACCACGACAGACCCGGCAACTTTGTCGTGACTGCCCATGGCGAAAACTGCCCCGTCGGTTCCTGAAGCCACGCCAAGGCCGTGCCCACCGCCGTCGATTGCCCAAGTAACCTCTCCATTTGCTCCTAGCTTCAGCAAAAGCTCTTTTGGAGACGACAGCGCAGAGGCGGAAGGCCCAGGTACATATCCGCCAGCAACAGGTGATCCAACAGGAGGAACTGGGGAGTTTGATGCATCCCTTCCAAAAGGGTGTCTATTTTGAAAGGCGCCTGATATAGACATAGTCATGCCGCCTGGAAGAACATGATCTACGCCCCACTTGTGCGCCAAGTACCCTTCCATGCGTTCAATCTCGCTGGCGAAATTCGTGTATGCCTGCGGATCAACAAAGTACGTTGTGAAGGATAAAGACATGTCCGTATAGGAGTGTGCTGCCCCGGGAGCTGCCGGAGCAAGAGCACCGGACGGCTTTCCAGGCCACGAAACACCAACTTGGTTGGGCTTCGTTGAGACCGCAGTAGACCCCAAAATGGTTATTTGCTCCAACACCTGACCCCTGAACGCGCCAAGTGGTATTTGGTCTTTGTTGTCTAGCGTGCTAGATGGAGTCCAAGTGGCAGAAGATGAGCCAAGATACTCCTGCCCTCCATCTCCCAAAACGTCTGGGACCATAGAAAACCTATCTACCGTCCTTCCATTGACTCTAAATAGGCTGGTCCCATAAGTCGCAGGGCTAGACAATACGCCGGGATAAGATACGGACCCGTCATTGCTAATGCAGATGATTGCAATGTTTTGCGGATTCTTGAAGTCCTTTTGAACGTCGTATGGGTTTGTTCCATAGTCCGTGCCGTCATTGAGTAGGTCGCACGAAGCAATTCTGTATGTCCCGCCTGCTGTCCCGGTTGCGTTTTCGCACTTCGGATTCCCCTCCCAGGTCGTTACAGCAAACGTGATTGCTCCCTCCGTAGCCCCCAATGAATCACCGCCGTATATTTGCGATTTAGATCCGTTTACAGCCAACAAAAGTTGCCCGTCTAGCTTTCCGTTGAATTGCCAAAGCCCTTCTGACCTGTCGGACCTTGGGTTGATGCGAACAACAAAAAACTTTGCCCAAGTTTGTGACGGACCTGACGGGATAGATCGACGGTCTAGGGGCAGCAATCCGTCGTCATTAGGGAAGCCGTCTCCGTCTGTATCCGTTTTGACGAGTCCACCCGCGCCACCATTCCCCATGAGTTGCAGGCTGCCACCAGAAAACTCTACAGCCGGACTACTGCCAGCTCCTTGGGGCTTGAAAAATACAGGCGGGGGGGAATCGGGATCAGGATCTATTTGAAGCCTTACGACGGGTCTAGCCTGTGTGTCCGTTGGCGGGATGTAACTAAGAACGCCCGATGGGACAGCAACTCCATCGCTTTCTGATATCGCAGTTGTTGTAGAAAGGTCCAGGGACGTATCGACCCAACGCCGATCTCTCCAAAACGACACAAAGGAGCCGTCAATATGCGTATCTAATAGCGTGTGGGCATCTACCCATGCGTGTAGCCTTCTTGCTGCAAGATATCCTGCTACATCTTCGATTTCGTGTGGGGACCATGCAACAACAGGAACATTCCATTCCTCATCCCCAAGAATCTGTGTGCGTCTGTCGTTTGCTTTGCATGAGACAAGCACCTCCCCTTGATCGTTTACCGCAATGGTTGATACAGGCCCGGGGGTTGCTGACGCATAAAGGAGTGTTGGAGTCGTCAAGGATAGTTGTCCAACAACCTGAAGGTCAGCAGGGGTGATTTCTGGAGAGAATGCTGAGAAATACCGCGACAAGTAAAGCGAGCCGCCGGAAACCCGGAAGTCGCGAATTCCCCAGGCTCCTGCCCAGTTCCAGCTCTTGTTGTAGAAAACGCGGTCTGCATCATCTTCCGGCTCAATTCGCTCATAGCGATAGACACGGCTTGAGTACCCGTCAGGGTGCGACGATGCCACATAAACGTTTCCAGATGAGTCCAGCTCGATGCGCGGGACTACCACTTCTTGGTAGGGAACGTAGAAGCTGACCTTCGTTTGAGTCTTCCCGTCTGGCCCTAGTCGGCGGAACGTCCCATTCTCATCTAGGACAAAGATGTCGCCATTGCGGCCAATCTGTATGTCGAGGCAAGCCCTCTTTCCGGGGCTGATGTCTCCCCAAACGAACTCCGGCCCTTTTGCATCCGGCCCCGTGAACTCGACCTTCGGCAAGTCCACCGTGCATGCGACAAGAGCGTCTACATGCTTTCCGGGCTCCATCGGAGCAGAAGTAAAGTTTGACCAGCCGGACCTTTGCCCGCCCTGGTGGCGTAGCGTGTCGCCAATCAGGGTTCGGCAGTTGAAGGAGCTGGAAGTAGAAAGCTCAGGCTGATCTGCGTGTGCCCGAAACTCGCTGACGCCAAGATAAGGCCAGGGAAGAGGGAAGCGTGCCATCAGGAAGGTTGGTCAATGGCGGTATCCCACCAATGCGTGTCGAGAGTTGCGATCTCGGCAGCTCCTCCTTCAAGGGGTCCGAGAATCGGTTGAGAAGCCCCGTCTGCCGACATGGCATCAAGAATCAGTCCGCTACGGCGAAAGCCTTCGTAACGCTGATAGAGGGGAGCACCGCCGTCCTCTGGATCGGCTTCCTCAATACCTTTGGCTACAAGCCTGACCAGCTCGCGTAGAGCCGGGACGCAGAAGGGAGGCACCCGGACATAGGCTGTGTCTGGAGAAGTGGAGGCAAGAACAGCCAGAGAGCGCCGATACCGGATGCGAAACACGCCCACCGCTGTCTCACTAGGGGCAGGGAACAGCTCTAAGCGAGACTCCAGCCCACCGCCCACAGCTCGAATCTCCTGGGTGATGCAGTAGTAATAGCCTGCGTACTGCGTGTTCAGGGGCGTGTCGTAAGAGCGGAGCTGCGTCATCCGCGCTCGCGTGACGGCCTCAACCCACCGAGGGGAGTCGCCGGACAGCTCGACATCTTCTAGGTCGCGGAAGTCTTCCGGCAGAACGACCCAAGGCTGAAGCGCCACCGTGTCGAGCGTCACATCCGCACCCGTGAGAAAGTCCCACGAATGCATGGAGTCGAACACTTGGAGGGCCTGCTCGACAATCTCAACTTGAGAGGTCCACGCGCTAGCCTCTTCGAGATTGGTGGCCATCTTTACGTCACGGATCAGATCCACGACTTTTAGCTGCATCATCGCGCCCTCCAATTTGTAGGGGTACACCCAGGGCGGCGCTAGGCCACCCTGGGACGCATAAGATTAGGAGCCGAGGCCAAGCGCGGTGATGATCCCGTTGATCTTCGCCGCAACATCCGCAAAGTTGTTGGCAATTTCGGACTGGCTATAGGATGCGCCGATGACTTCTAGCGTGCCGTTTGCCGTACCTCCTGAATTGTCGGTCAGAGCGGTGACGGCTACAGGTGCAGCTACAGTACCGATCATGCCGTTGACGCCATCAAAGAACACGGGGATCTTGGCCGTCGCAGCTCCGGCAACGGTCCCGGTGTAGCGGGAGATAGCAACAATCCGCACACGAGACCCGTTTCCGGCATCTTCAATATGGTCAAGCGTTACAGATCCGCCGGGAATGAAGAGTCCGTGGTTCTTCGAAATCGTCGTTGAGGTCGGAGCTACGTTCGCCATGCAGAGTCCGCGCACACATGCGTACCCCAATTCGCCGCCGTTAGAGGCAGAATTGAGCGAAGTAAGCATAATTGCGTGCGTTCTCGCTTGTTGCCAAGCGCCCTGTTCCGTTGCTGTGTCGTTGGCGGGTGTTAGCGCCGTGAACACTTCGCAATCAAACGGATTGAAGGCTGAATAGGTCGTTGCAGCGGAACCACTCGGATTGAGGGCAATTACATCGCCCTCAACAAGGTCCACGGAAGCGTGGGGCAAAACAGGCACGATTGTCGCGCCAGTCACCTTGGAAGGATCTTGGAGCGGAGGCATCACGCCTACGTCGGGGGTCAGCATGTGACTCATGTCTGATTCTCTTGTGTCTTGTACGCCTGACTAGGCGAGAGATGCGATGGGGTAGATGCAGCCTTGACGGCGGAAGTCGCGGCAGAAGTTGTTGTGCCAGTTGTCCACCGGGACAATGTGGTCAGCAACTTGGTTGCTAGGATCTTTCCGACCCAGCATCTTGAAGTATCGAGCCGAGTGGAATCCCTTGTGGAGCCAGTCAAAGTCGATAACGTGATAGCGCGGGCCATCGTTGTCTGCGGTGTCCGTTCCGGCGTCGGAATCGTATGCCGAGGTGTTGGTGGTGTCGTCCCAGGTCGAGTAGGCCGTCTCCGCGCCATATGCCGCGTTAGCAGCAGTCGGGTAGATCGGAGCCGTGTCGAGCGTCGGGATGTAGACAAGCTGGATGCCGTTGAACTTAGGACCGGGGTAAGCCGGATCTTGAGCGTCCATGCGGAACCAATCTTGGTTGACCCGAAGAGCCGCCATAAAGTTCGTGTAACCTTTCTTGTTGGTTACAGCGACGTTGTGGGTGCTCATGGCAGGGCTATTCGACGCGCCATCAGGGCCGGGGAGTTGCTGGATGTTGCACTCAAGCACGATGTCGTCGAACGCCTCAAACAGGTGCGTTCCCGAGCCACTAGTGAGCGCCCCAACGCGAGCGTAGCCCTTACGGGCGTTGTCCCAAGTGGGTCCGTAGGTCGTCTTGGACAGCCCCATGACCTCGTTGTTGCCGCCGCCAGCGGTGCGGTAGCTGTAGTAGAGGCCGTGGTTGGTGCCTGCTGAGCCTTCCAGCTCGTTGCAGAATAGCGCAAGGCTGTTCGGCACCTTGCCGGAGAACGCCTCCATGTCCGCGTGAACGGGAAGCGCCCAGCATTGGTCTTCCATGAAGTGCGCGAGGCTGGTGACGCAGCGCATCTTCAGCTTCTTCCGCATGTCCACAAACTGTTGCGTACCGCCACCGGGCTGGTTGAGCACCATCTCGTGGTCCGACCAAGCCATGTGATCCACGGTGAAGCGCCACGGGATTTCCCAGTTGTCGAGCACCTGGGGATCGGGCCAGCTCTGCTTCTCACGAGGCTTGTAGTTCCGCGCCGTGCTGATCTCTCGGATCATCACATCGCCGCGAATCTTCTGCCCGCCCTGAAGCGTCGTGAACCCAGCCGAGCCGCGAAGTAGCAGCTTCAGCATGTATCCCTTTCGGGTAAGAAGGTTGGTCAGGCCACCTTCTGCGTCAAAGTCATTCTCCCCGGTCGAAACGAGGAAGTCAGCAAAGAGGTCCATAAGGAGTTTAGATGGGTTGTCGGGGGTCTACCCCGAGACCTACCTCTGATACGCCCTTTGAGCCGCCGCCCGGTCGCCTCCGGTTGCCTGCCAGGTCTCGATGAAGGCATTCGCCTTATCTAGCTCGCTGGAATAACCTTTCGCGCTCGACACGGAAGCCCTAGAGGGCGCAGGGGGTTGTCCCTGCTCAACCAGAGGCACTTTGTTGTAAGACGCCCTTTGGCCGATGAGCACTTCTGCGGCTAGCTCGACTCGCTCGCGGAACTTCTGCGCCGCATTTGCACCCGGCGTATATTCGAAGTCACCGACTCGCTCGTATTGCTGGGCCTTCTCAAGTACCTCTCGAAGCCTTTGCGGGTCTCTCAGTTGAGGGAAACGCCCCTCAAGCTGCCTGCTGACCGACTCTCCTCGCAACTCTGCCACGATGCCCTCCAGCTCGCCAATGCGGCTTTGGGCAAGTGAATCAACGTGCTTGGCTACAGCGGCCAACGCTGCCGGAAGATCCTCACTTTCAAATTCTAGGTCGAAGGGTGCAAGGACAGCAGAAAGGTCCATCTCTCCGTTTTGAGAGCTGTCGGAGGGTGCAGGGGCGTCCGTGTCCTCGCCCGAGTCCTCAGATCCTTTGCCGTCAGAGTCCTTCGCCTCTTTGAGGCGTCCGATTTCAGAGCCGAGCCTATCGCGCTCAGCCTGGTCTTCTGCCATTTGCATCCCAACCTCAAGGATCTCCTCTCGGCTCATGGTGCTAATGGTCTTATCTCGAATGGCTTTGGGGAGCCCCCTTTGGAGGGCCTCCATAGCCTTCGTGTACTGCGGAGACTCGGCAGAAGGGGGAGAGTCTGCTTTGTCTCCGCTCATCCGAGAGGCGTCCAGCTCCGCGTTGTGGTGGGAGGAAGAGCTGTCCGCGCTAGAAGCCTTCGTCTCGGATGGAGCGTCTGGGGTTTGGCTCGCAACAAATATCCCAGCCGCGTCGAGGCTTCGTTCCGTGTAGTTCCCCGAATTCTTGTTCAGCCAGTCGTTGGCTTCTGCGATGTCGTTGTTCTGTTCCATTTAGATACCCCCTGGTGTATCAGCCATCAAAGTCTGCGTCCAGCCCTTTGTCGTTCCATCGTTTAGACCATTCCCGGGCCGAATCTCGGCTCTTCCAGCCGGGAACGCCCTTTTCGTTGCGAAAATCGCAGTCGGCTGCCGCGTCGCTATTTCGGGCTACCTGCCAGTTCCAGAAGGCCCCATCAGCTTTTGCCTTAGCCTGCTGGTCCTGCTCAACCAAACGTCGGTAGGTCCGGCCATTTCTGCTGAAAACGTCCCCGATTTTGGGTACGTCCTTCATCTGGAACTCCAGAATCGACTCGCATCCAGAATCCACATCCTCACAAGTGTACCAGGGCATCACATTCCACCTTTCGCAAGCTGGAAGGGACTAGCTCCAGGGGTGACGCCTGCGTTGCCACCAGGGAGAGAGCGCATTTCCTGCCCAAGACTAGCAGGGGCGGTGCGCGAAGAGGGTCTGAAGCTCATTCCATATTGCTTGGAAGAGCCAACATCTCGCTGAAGTCGGGGCTGCTCAGCCATCGAACCCTCTTGGAAGGGGGCCATCTGCATTGCAGCCTCGTTGTCGATCAAGCCCGATAGATCAGGCAGTCCGTAAACTTGCCCGGCCAGCTCGTCCACCTTGTCCCAATCAATATAGGGCATCTGTGAACGCATTTGTGCGGTAGAAAGGATGTAGTTGATCCCCTCCTGGGCTTGGGCCTTCACCGTGGCCTCATCACTCCGCTGCATAGAGAACGCCTCGATCTCCAGCTCTAGGTCGTCAAAGGTCGCGTCGCTGCCCTGGTCGTGCAGACCGCCGTGGAACCAGGGCTCGATCATGCCGAAGTCCTCTGCCGCCTCTTCGCCAAGTGGGAAGACCACGCGATCATCGTGGTACAGATACCACGCTACCTTCATCAGGGCTTTCGTGATGCCGTTGGCAAATTGCTTCCGAAGGAACTTCTGCCGGGTCTCGACGGCGGTGGCAGCGATCTGGTTCTCGGTCGCCGTGCCAACACCCTCAACGCTACCCTGCTGCGCTTCGTCCATTGCCGAAACGCGATTCAGGCGGTCTTGGTGGTAGGCGACCGCTCGATATTGGGCGTCTGTAGCTCCACCAATCTCGGCCTCAGCGTACTTCGTGGACTCGAAGCCGGGGATGCCCACAAAGAAGTCGTGCTGGGCGGATTTCAGCTTCATGGCGGTCTTCTTATCCCGCTCGTCGAAGAGAATGACCCGCTTGTGCCGCTCTGAAGACCTCGATAGGGCTCGCGCTTGTCGGTTCAGCTCCCTGATCTGTCCCTCAACGGCGATCAGAGGAGAAAGGGGGAGAAGCCGATTGGGGAGCTTGTACGCGCCGAAAAGAACGTAAGGGCCTGTTTTTGGGCCGTAGTAGTCCTCGGATCGGACAGGCTTGAACTTGTTCTCTTTGGACCCCTGAGCCCTAGCCAGCGTCAGAAGGCCACCGTTGTAGCCTTCGTCCGGCGTGTTCTTCTCGTCTACCTGCATTCCAGGCACCCAGAGCGTCACCATCTCCAGCTCCGGGTTGTCGCTAGCTAGCTGGGATGACTCTCGGTTGGGGTCCGATCTCTCCACAGCACCACCCGTAGGGGCAGAGCTTTGAACAATATCCTTGAGCGCCTGAAGATCCCAACCGCGCTCTTCCCCTCCGCGCTCAGCTTCTGCCTGGAGCCCCTTCGCTTCCGCGTACCAGATGTGGCCCATGTACTCCGCAAGCCCGGTAGTCAGAGCCCTAGAGTCGATGATCGCCTGCCTCTGCGGAATCCGGTAGAGAGCAGGCCAAAGGCTCGCGTCGTTTTGGATGCGAAGGTTGCCCTCGTCGTCCCAAAGCGTCCGCTCAGTCGTCCTTCCCATGTGGCGGTTTGGGACTTGCCGGATCATGGCGAAAGACCATGTGTAGCAGAAGTCGTAGGCCAGCTCCTCGGTAGCCTCTCGAAAGTTCGAGTCGCGTACCCATCGGTTCAGGCCGTGCCGAATCGCTTCAGCAGCCTCCATTTGAGTACCAGGGCGGCGCGTGACGCACTTCACCCTCGGAAGGTCGTCAAATAGACGCGGAACGACGAGGCTCGTGTAGCTGTGGTAGTGGTTCTCAGGAGTGTATGCCGAAGGTCCGGCATTGCGCTCGTAATGAGGCCCTCCAGCAGCTTGCACCATCTTCTCCAGAGAGAAGAGGTGGGAGTCCATGTATTGCTCGTCCCGATTCAGGACAAGCGGCCAATCGCGCTCTTTGTTAGGTGCTTTCATTGGAAGTTTCCAAATTGGTCGTATTCCGGGATCAACAGCTCGTCGGAAAACTCAAGACGGGCAGCCTCTTCTTCAAGAACCCGCTCGTGATCCATGATGTCGCCCATGCTCCCGGGCACAAACTTGATCGCTCTGGTGTCTGTGAAGTCCTTCCCCCACCTCCACCGATCCGCGTAGATCATGGCAAAGCAGCCATCATCGGTGCAGGAAGGGTCGGAGTCCTCCTTCATGCGCTGACCATCCTTCACAGGCTTCCAGCGGAATGACGGAATCTCTTCTGCTGTGCAGGTAGGTAGGTAGCCACGGCGCGAGACCTCGCACGGACCCTCTTCGAGCGCGTCGTGGCAGATCAAAATCCGGCCAGCGAGCATCGAGTCGTACACTTGCTCGAAGCCCTGCTTCCGACTTCCAGCTCCCTTCTTGGTGCCGACCACGAGTGGGTCTTCTTCCTTGCCACCAAGACTGCCCAGGCGGTCGTTCAGGTACTCAATCGCCGTTAGGTCTTCGGAGTCAGCCACGATGCGCTCCAGATCCCACCTGTCGAGCTGCCGCTCAATCGCGTCCGCCCACCACATGATGCTGCGCTCGCGCTTGTAGACCTCGGCAACCATCACCATCTGACTACCAAGCACGCCCCACACCTGGAAGACGCCCGCGTGCCGCCGCCCGAAGTCCATCGAGCCAAACAGCCAGTCGAAGCGGTAGCCCTCGCTCCTGTCGTTCTGGTTCCACAGGAAGTCATCTCTGTAGACCATCATCTTGGACGGCTCCCAACAGTCCCAAATCTGCCCTTCTTCCGAGACCCAAAGGCCGTCACGAAGTCGAGCACGACGGCTACCTGAAAGCGCATCTAGGGCAGCTTGGTCCTCCTCGTCGAAGATCGGGTTGTCCTTGTGGCGAGCCTTGATCCTCCGCATCTTCCCCGCCAATGCCCGCTGGTTCAGCCAATGGAACTCGGCCCCAGGGTTGCAGTCTGCGATCATCTGGTGCCAAAAGAGGGGGTTCCCATTCCTCTTCGTGCCCACTCGGATCTTCTTGTTTCGGGCACGAGTCGAGAGCTGCTCCCAATCCCGCAGCTCGCCCTCGGTCGCCTCGAAGAAGGCAATCAGATCGTATTGCGTGGACATGATCCTGTCGGGGTTGTCCATCCCGCCAAGCACGATCTCGCACTCTGTAGCCGGGTTGTAGTAGTAGTCCCGGTTCCCCCGGTGCGCGTTGCCGACCTTGCACGGATGGCCCCTCGGAATCACATTCTGTTCCCACTCGACCAAGACGGATTGGGTCAGGCTCTTCCGCGTCTTGCGAACCCAGAGCTGCCGGACCCCGCGCAAGCTTCGGTCCTCCATCACCATCTTGCACTTCTCAAGCACGGTGCGGGTTTTCCCCGTGTTGGCCGGACCCTCGAAGAGAACCTCGCGCTCTGGAGCCACGACCAAATCAGAGCTTGCGCCGTGGGCACGGAAGCTGATGTTGCTCGCAAATCGGCTCATCTAGGCCAACTCATAGGGGGGCGTATACAAGCCGCTCATCTCCACTTCGAATGCGTCCGAAAGAAGCTCGCCAGAGTCGGTCTCTAGGACGTACTCCACCCGGTAGATGTGCCCGCCGTCAACCAGTCGAGCGCCGTCTACCGTGTGCTCGAACGTGAACCCGGTCGCGTCCTTCCTCCACCCGGCAGTCTTGTGCAGCTCGTTGTACATGACGAGAGAAGGCGATAGCGACTCGCTCTCTAGCTCCTCGGCGGTCGAACCCGTCACTCGGAAGAGGCGATAGGTCAGCGCCCTCGCGTTCGCCAAAAGGATCAGCGTCCCATCCTCCGCAACAAATCGACCACGGCGAGTCACCGACGTTCCTTCTCGTACCTTGATCCGCTGCATCGTTCCGGGCATCAGCCCCTTGGGGTAGTAGTAGTGGCCGTCCGCAGAGAGCTGCCCTACAAACATCGGGGCCGTCGTCTGCCATGCCGGGGAAAACCGCTCGCTGAACTTCTGCTGTAGCCCACCAAGCACGAGTCGAGCTCGAAGCTCAGGCAACGTAATCGCCCTGGCCGCGTAGGACGCCAACGTCACCCCCACCGAAGACGAAAAGATGTTCAGCTCTAGTTCGGGCAGGTTGATCGACGGCATCAGGGGCTCGTCTCCATCACAATCAGTCCGTTGGTCGGTACAACCGCCGTGAAGTCGGTGCCGTCGCGGAGGAACGAAGCATCGCAGAGCGCCACGGGCCAACAATCCGCCGGGAATGTTCCTGCACCGCTCTCCTCAACGTAGATCAGGATGTGTTCGGCAGCATTCGGACTTGTCGAGCCAAGAGCTGGCCATGTCGGATCGCCAAAGTCCCATCGGGCCGTGGTGCCACTCAGGCTTGTCGCAAGAGAGCCCAAGGTCTGCCGCTTTGCCGAAGCGTCCGACAGCTCTCCAAGCGTCGTGAAGTCGTTCAGCCCGGTGGTGTACCCCTGCAAGTCCCATTCGGTGTCTACCGTCGTGGTGTCGTCAAGGATCGTCGCCTTCACGGTGCCGCCAACAATGGCAGAGCCGCCCAAAGTCAGGATGTCCAAGAGCTGCTTCGCGAAGTTCTTGTGGGTGCGGTTTACGCTCGTCATGGTCAGACAGAAAGGTCAGGGAGCTTGAGCCCAAACTCCGCTTCAAGGAAGGCTAGTGCAGCTCGATACTTCTCCGGCTCGACGGATGCCGGGTCGAGCGGCGACTGCTCGTGTTGATCCACGGGAGAAGAGGGGTCCACTCCCCACTCAAACCATTCCTGCACAATGGGAGAGGAAGCAGACCCCTTGGAAATCACCAAGCGGAACCCGTGATCGCCGTGTTGGACAGAGCCCCAGAGCTGATAGATGCTCTCAGAACTCAGCGGCATGCCAGGCTCATACCACGAACCCGCCCAAACGTGCTCGCCCTGGTGCGGCTTGTAGGCGGGGTTGTTGAAGCATCGCACAATGGAGCGCGAGACCACATCGTCCGCTACCTTGTGCTCCTCCCAATTCGGCCCGACAACCAGCTCGGAGATCGTCGCAAAGATGTCCCCGATGCTCACGAGAGAGTCGCAGACCGATCCGGGCTGAATCCCTGGACCCTTGACGATGAGCGGGACGTTCACGCCCTGCCAATACGAGGTCGCCTTGAAGTGCTCTACGTCGTAGCTCGACGCAGGAGGGATCGGTTGCCCCGTTCCGCCCGGATCGTGGATGCCCGCCGTCGTGTCTACGAGGAACTGCACCGATCCGTTGTCCGCCGCGAAGATGACGAAGGTGTTGGTGTCCCAGATCGCCTCAAGCACCCGCCCAAGCTCTGTGTCGAAGGCTTCGAGCATCGTTTGGTGTGCCCCCAAAGCGCCGATGTCGGTCCACGTTGGAGCTGCACCATACGAGTGCAAGGTAGTCGGAGCCCAATGGAACGGAACGTGGGTCGAGTGCGCCCACCAGGAGACGAGCCAAGGCGGCGTCCCCTTCGTCGGTGAAACTCCCACGATGTTCACAACGTCGTCGGCCTCCTCGGTCGTGATGTAGCCATTCTCGACGGTCAGAGCTGCTCCGTTATCCGTCTCCATCCAGCTCCCCGCCGTCCCCGCGAGCACGCCCGTTCCAACCGATGTGCCTCCATACCCTGTCGAGCTGTCGTTCTGGGGGTTCGTCGGGCAACCGATGTAGTCGTCGAAGCCGCCCTGTGGGATCACAGATGCATAGTCCGCCTCCCCCGCCGCTAGGTGCCACTTGCCATAGTGCGCCTTGCGGAGGTTGGTCGGTCGGGCCGTCTCGATCAAGTCCCAGAAGGTTTGCTCTTCGACGCCGAGCTTCGTGGCGCTTCCGGTGTTGATGACGGCGCTGATCCCCGTCTTGGAGGGCAAGCGACCTGTGAGAGCGAGGGCGCGTGCTGGCGAGCAGATCGGAGCAGCTACAGCTCGGCGGAAGCGCATCCCCGCCGCCGCGAGCGCGTTGATCGTAGGGGTGTTCGTGTAGACGTAGCCAACCCAGTCATTGCAGTCGTCGTAGCACGCGAGCTGATCCACCCCAACGTCGTCGGCTAGGACGAAGAGCACGTTCGGGCGACCTGTCGGCTCACGCCGAGACCCCGTGACGCCGGATCGCAGCTCCTCGTCCGCTACACGACCTCCAGAGAGACTCATTGGACGGTCGCTTGCGCGTAGATGGTCGCGGTGCCACGGAAGAGCATGACGGGCTCGCCCCCTGCGAGCTTCCCCACGAGGCTCCAGACGGCTCTGCGACTTCGAGAGCCTGCCGGAATGTCGATATCCGTCAGATCGACCGCTTGCCACACGAGATCGACCCCCTGGTGCCCGGTGCCTCCCGTGAGCTGCCCGGATGACCACGACAGGCGAGATCCCGCGCTCTCGGTAGTGGTGATCATGTTCGCCACCATCCCGCAGTCCTTCGACCAGACCCGAATCGTGGCGCCGGAGTGGATCGCATGCACATCTCGATGTCGTTCTGTCCCGGCGAACCATTGAGGTCCGGCGTCCCCCGTCAGGTTGATGGCGGCGGCGAGGTTCGCGAGGCTGTCCTCCTTGGTCGGCCCGATCTGCACATCATTTGCCACGGCAGGCGTTGCGCGAAACGTGTAGACGCGAGCTGAATTGGACAGCTCCCCGATGGTCACGGTATCTCCGTCATGCACCTGTGCGCTGGCAGAGAGTGTTGAGCTGCCGAACGCACCCCCGAAGACCGGGCGACCCTCCGCGAGTCGCGTCGAGCCTTGCCCGGCAAAGTCTCGCAGCTCCAGCGCGAGGCCCTCTCCGGCGGGAGTCCATGAGGGGGAGTATTGCGTCAGGAGGGCGGAACCGATGTCCGCCAGCGTGCCGTCCGGCTGCTCCTCGTATTCGCGATACCGGACCCCGCGCTTTTCGTATCGGCTGTGGAGGAAGATTCCATGCACCCCGGTCAGGTGTAGCTGGATGTCGGCGGTCATCTCTTGCCCTTACCCTTGCCCCTGCCCTTTCCCTTCTTGCACCGTTGTTGGCTCATTGTCTTGCGCTCCAGTAATCGACCTCTTCAGCAGCTCCGCAAATGATAGCTGCTCGCCTTCCGAGTCTAGCAGGACAACGACCTCCTGGCCCGCGTCTTCGTTTGTCTCGACCCGCTCAAGTAGTCCGAGCGCCCGCGCAAGCTCTAGAGTGGTGCGCTCTGCGTAGCGTGGCACCGTGACGGGGATCGGCATGCCAAACGAGTCTAGCTCCAACCGCTCTCTCATAATGGGGTGAGGGTTCCCCTGGTTGTCGAGCCGCGTAAGCGGCGTGCCTTTGGCGTCGGTCGCCTGCTCCACAAGCGGTTGCCCATCGGAACCCCGCTGCGGGCGGTACTGGACCTTCCCCTGGTAGGTCAGAACCTGCTGCTCTCCGTGCAGGACGATGGAGAGGAGGCGCTGCTCGACTGCGGCCCTGGTGCGGCGCTGGCGGGCGGGTCTTGCGTGTGTGACCGCTCCGGCGAACGCCTCATCGGTGCGTTGCCACTCGCGCAGGGTGTGCGGCGGGATGGCCAAGCGAGCGGCTTCCGAGTCCCAGGAGCCCTCGCGCTCGATGCAATCCACGAGGGCGCGCTTCAGATCGCCGAGAGGGTCGTCCAGCTCATCCATTTTTTCGAGATTCCCCGGTTCAGGCGTTGACCTTGTGCCGACAAGGTGTGTAGTGTTGCTGTTGTACCGACAAGGGGGCCCACGCCCCCCCAACCCTAGACATAGAACAATGAAGGCAAGCAAAGCAAGTGACGGCGAGAACACGATCAACCTCGCTCCGACATGGGACACGGTCCTGTGCCAGGTCGTGCCGATGCTCCTCGAATCCGGACATCGCGACGGCGCGTTGCAGATTCTCAAGGAAGCAGCGTGGAAGCTGGATTGGCTGATGGACCCGCTGGTGCGGCCTCCGTCGATGCCGACCAACAAGAAGGAGGGTGGCAATGAGAACTGATGATTGCTGCACCGATGATGAGATTTTCGCCGAATTCCGAGCGATCGCGCGGCGGCGCGCCGGGGCAGCTCGGAACCCTCGGGCAGGACTACTCTTTCTCGCTGGAGACCTGGGCGATTCATGGCCTATTTGGCGCTCACCCAACAATGGAACGGACTTCTCGCTTCAGGAGCTGCAAGACAACGTGGGGGGATACGTCGAGATCGTCTACCTCCCCGGCAGCAGTTGGATCGCCGTCGTGAACGAAACCGGGAGGATCGACGGGTTGCCGCGCAACGTAACGGCAAGCCTCATTTCCGGGCGCGAGCTGTACGGCCCGGTGATCTTTTGCCCTAGCGAGGCGGTCAAATGATTGCCTTTTTATCCGTCGTCGCGGAGGAGCTGCTGCTGCTCCTCGCGTTCCTTGCCGTCGTCTACATCGGGTGTCGCCCGGAGGATGAAGCCAAATGATCATCGAGCAATACGAGCCTAATACAGAGGAAATCGCCCTTGTCGCCCGCGTCTACAGTCCCGGGCGAGGCTGGAGCTACTTTTGGCGGAAGCGCCGCGCTGAAACGGGCGAGGGGGGTGCGATCCGGGAGATC